ATCATCAGTCTCTATGTCAAGTACTACTCCCTTGCTCATCTAAATCTCCTCTAAGTCTAGCGTGTTCTATGCGGTGACAATTAGCACAGAGCATTAAACATTTATCTAATTCTTTAAGTAAATCTTCTATTGGTATACTCGTTCTTGTTAAGGCAAAACCAATACCAAACTCTTTTACTGTTGGATCTATATGGTGGAAGTCATACACACAAGGATGTATAAAAGATTGCTGACAGTGTTCACATTTACCTCCTCTTGATGCTACTAACTTAGCTTTCTTATTTCGTGTCTGTTTTCTTCTGTACCGATTTCTGTCTACCCTATGCTCTTTAGCATATTTGCTTGTTCTAATTAACACCTTTTCTCTATTCGCAGCATAATATTGTCTACTATGTTCTCTATCTTGTTCTTTAGTCTTATAAGGCATCGTCAATCACCTAAACTAATAAGTTCAGCCTTATCTACTGGTACTTTAAAGAAGTATTCTCCTTCTTTTACAGCACGATTAGGAACCTCAACTACTGGAGAATCTTTAACCATATTAGCATCCATCTTCCATGCTACCTCGCAGTCTCCTCTAATAATATAGAAATAGAAGTTAGCTAATGGGTCAGCGTTAAAGACTTGAACTATTAACCTGTTCTTTCTAAAGGGAATATGAATATCCTTCCACCATTCAGGCCAATCACCCTCCCACATATGTTTCATTTCAACTTCATGGTTGTATGCTATACCCTCTAGGGTGGACACTAAATCCACCCCAAAGTTTTCTTCTGTATCAAGAACTGTATGACCTATTGTCTTTAGATAATTAGTAATACATTTCTTAGCTTTGTTATCTGATTGCTTGTAAGCAATAGGATCAAAGCGTTTACGTTTAGACTTCAAAGGGTATGTCATTATCATTCTCCATTGTTTGACGCTCTGGATCGAATGGGTTCTCAATAGAAGTCATACGACCTGTGTCTTTATCATAGTATAAGTGAGCAGCTACACCTGTGTCACCTGTGTATCTATTCTTGAGTATCCTAATACTGGTGGTGTTAGCTTCTGTTTCATCCTCACTCTGTTGGTTGCGTTCTAAAGCTATGACAGCATCACTTAGATGACCTATACTAGCAGATCCCCTAAGATGGGATAGGGTAACTTCTTTGCCTTCTTCAAAGCCTTTATCACCTCCACGCCTACGTAAGTGAGACACTAACAATAGACCTATACCTGTTTCTTCTACGAGAGAGCGTAGCTTAGTCATCAGGATATCAATAGACTTACGCTCATCACCAAAGTCCTCTTGACCAGACACTAGAATAGATAGGTGATCTAACATGATCCACTTACAATCCAAGGCTCTAGCCATGTACCTAACTCTACCTAGTATCTCATCATTAGATACAGAACCAAAGTGATCAAAGGCAAACAATCTACCAGTACCAAGCGTAGCTTTCTCCCACTCGTTAAGTTGGTCACGGTTAAACTGGTCACGTATTTCTTTGATGTATAGTCTAGCGTTAGCCTCAACTGACATAATATTGAAGGCAGTGTTCCTCACATTTTCTTCTAATGCAAGTATACCTATATTATCTTCTGTTGTTTTAAGAATATGATGCATCAACTCTCGTATGATACTAGACTTACCCATACCAGAACCACTGGTAAAACAAACCAGTTCACCAGTTCGCATACCATATAGCTTTTCATTCATACCTTCCCAAGGATAAAGACACGTATCACAGAAGTCTTCTTCGTATAACGCTGATCCAATATCTCTAAGATTAATAATACCAGCGGGAGTATGTGGTGCAGCAGACCACCAAGCTCTAATAAAGTCCTCACGTTTACCTATCTTTAGGTACTCGTTAGCATCTTTGAAATCTAACTTAACTATCTTAGCTTTGTTAGGTTCAAACAATTCAGCTACCCCAGCACTAGCCTTGCGTCCAGCCTCATCGTTATCAAAACATAATACAATATTAGCAAAAGAGTTAAGGTACTCAAGGTTGGCCTTGCAGTCTCGTACAGCACTAGCCGCACCAGATTTAATAGAAACACAAGGATACTTTGAGCCAGATAATTCAAAGACAGACATAGCATCTATCTCTCCTTCACATATAGTAATATACTTAGCACTTGAATGGGGAAAGAGTTGTTGTCCAAACAATAGTCCAGAGCTTAGGTCACCCTCAGTAAAGAAATTCTTTGGGTTATTCTGACGTACTTTATTAGCTACGTGACAACTATCTTTATCATAGTATGGGTATATATGTTTATTTATTTTACTCGTTACACCATACTTCTTAACTGTGTGGACTGATATATTACGATCAGTCAATGCCTCACTCTGTCCTTGAGATAAAACATTATTAAGTACACCCTTAATAGGTGCAGCCTGTGGTTGGCTCATAGAATGATCTCCTTTTTCTTTGCCATATGTATCACATTTATAACAGTACCAGTGTCCATCTGCATATAGAACCCTAGCTTTCTCTGCACCACAGTCATCATGGGGCAGACGTTCTTCAACTACGTTATTGCTATCCATATTAGCTCCTCAACTCTAGCGTTAGGATATATTAATCGGGTTGGATTGTCAAGCACTAACAGTTACTACGTGTTAGTACGTAAGTACTACTAACACTAGTAACAGTTACCTACCATCATAGGTCTTTTTAACAACATCATCTATGAAATCTAATCCATCTGTCATTATTTCATCTGTCTCCTGTTTAGCTAACTTACGAGCTTCTCGTTTAGAATAACCTTCACTAAGATAATCAAAAGTTAATTCTCTAAATAGAGTTTCTCGATCTTTCTCCCATAGATTTTTCATAATGGTAAGTCCCTTTTGTAAGTTAATTCACCGATTCTTTTATAAGCTTCTTGTAATTGTTCTTGTAAATCATAGACATTTTTCTCCATTAGTTTGAGCTTCTCTTTAAGATCAAGAATCTCTTGATGTTTCTTTATCCAATCGTAACTTGGCATAATCTTTTTCCTCATTGGTGACATGGTACAAAACGATTTCTCTTTCTATCTCTCTTCTTTTCCTTGCAATTTCTCCTTCTAATTGTAGATAGAATATTCTTCTTTCACATAACTTTTTAAGATACATAACAATCCTAATGTATAGTTACGTCTTCATCAAAGGGAGAAGTCTCCTCGTTAATGGAGATCATAAGACTATTAAAATCTTTAGTAGATAGTAAACTTTTATACATTCCTCTCGCTGATGCCATTAGAATACCAGCTACCATTAACGGGTTATATTCTTTTACATTACATAGTTCTGTTATTAAATCCTGTATATCTATGTAAGCTTGTTGAAAATCTTTCTCTTCACTCATGTTATTCTCCACTATAAAAATAGAATAAGTGTTTACCTATTCTTGTTACAAACTCAAGGTTCTTTATCCAATAAGGACTAACATATGATGCGTGATAAAAGGTAGCTCCTTGTATCTCCTCATATAAGACACCATCAACAGCCATTCTAGCTACATCTCCTGCGGTTTTAAGTGCTTGTTTATCCTTCATAATTTCTGGTTTACCATCACACCAATAAGAAAAGGCACACCTATTTCTAATAGGCGTACCCTCCCAATATCTACCAGCATGAACAACTTCACACACCGTAGGTGGAAATCTGTGATCTCTTACTCTCTCCATAATCACATTAGCTACAGCTAATTGTCCTATAAATGGTTCCCCTCTTGCCTCAAAGTATATAGCTTCTGTTAAACATTCCACGTCAGTAGGTTTAGCATCAGCTTTACTACTAAGTATGAGACTTATAAAAAAGATAGCGAGTAGTAATTGTAATACTACTCCTATCTTAAATGATAAATTTTTCCAAACTGGTTTCATGCTATTCTCCTCCAATACACACGACCTTCTTCTTCTGCCCCATAGAAATCACTAATCCAATCTCCATGTTTTAAGTAGTGCCGCATAAATCTAATGTAACCTTCACATGATGCTCGTCTAGCTGTCGATCCTTTTATATTATTCCTTTCCTGTTTTCTATACTCAGTAACTAAAAGTTTATTATGGTCAATCCACTTTAATACTTTCAGATAATGTAGGTAATGATCCTCTGACATTTTTAGTAACGCTGGGTGTATTCCCTTGGTCGATAGTTTCTTTTTTGGCTTTTTGCCAGCCATCTTCTAACTCCTTAATTTTCTTATCATCATATCCTAAGATATCCACGGTTAAAATACCCCATGCTATATCTGTTTCTGCTGGTGTTAAACTTTGCTCCTCTGTTATTTCTTTTAATAGGGTACGTGCAGACCAGCCCTTAAGCTTAGAGGCTTTGGCTGCTTTCATCTTCTGTGAAAAGATTTCTTTTACACCATCCATAAAAGGGATGTAGTCAGTACGATCTACTTGCATTCTAATTCTCCATCGTCTACAGGTTCTTCACCTTTAGTAGTATACTCATATACATTATCTATTCGCCACTCACCAGAAAATTCTTCTTCAATAAAATCTTCTGGTCTGTTTTCAGCTTCATCATACGCTTCTTGAGGAGTATCAGCTTCTACATCAAGATATGTATCTACAATAAGTGTAGCAGTTACTTTATACTTTTTAGTCACTGTCTTCTCCTTCAGTTTCTATAACGCTATATAAATAATCTTCACCCTGTTCAATTATACGGGCAAGTTCTTTATGTCCATGATTTGCAGCATCATCATACATTATTTTTAATGTACCTAAAGTTTCTAATTTCCACGCTTCTCCCTTATCTCTATGTAAAGGAGCATCAGAAATCTGATGCCCCTCCTCTACTACATAATCATTTTCAATCTCAGCGTCACAATTCCGACACATGATTTGATACCACTCAAGGTGGAATACTTCAGTATGATAATCACACTCTTGGCACTTTGCAAAGATAATTATACTCATATTAATTTCCTCCTCTCTGTGATACCCGCATGAAGTCTTCTTCATAGGTATCAAG